CAACTTCCTCATCAAAACGAGGACGTTGTGCTTGCTTCTGTCCTAAGACAGACTTAAGACGACGTTCTAAATCTTCATATGATTTGAAGTTAGACTGTGAGGTAAACTCAGCAACAGAGTACTCTTTTTTCCAGAGTGCTTCAAGTGCATCATCGTCATCAAGCAGAGGTGCAGGAGCATCAAACTCTGACTTGTCATAATTCCAGTAACCATCAACCTTGCGTATCTTAAGTTTGAAGTTTGCACCTTGCCAGAAATCGAAAGGATTAATGGGTGTCTCATCTTCAAACTCAGGTTGCATTGCTGCGGTTAACTTATCAAAAATCTTCTTCCCAAACTTGAATAGGAAGACTCCTCCTTCATTGTGAGGATTAACTGGGTCTTTTACAACGTAGATGTTTGCATAGTAAGAAAGCTTACGCTTCTGTCTACGAACAACATCCTTATCAGCATCATTACCACTGTTCCATAAGTCCCTATTGTATTCTGATACAGGATCCTTACCACCCATAGTAGTAAGAGAATTTTCTATGTACCAACCACCTGGTCCTTGGAATGCATGAGAATAAACCTTTGCCCAAGGTAGATCCTCACCATCTGGTGCAGGAAGGAAACGGATAACAGCATAACCATTACCAGACTTATCGAGTTCTGGTTTCCAAAGTCGCTCATCAGCACCACCTCTGGTAGTACTTGTCTTCTCTATCTCCTTAACTAATTTGGAGGTGAGCGAACCGAGAGAAGATTGTTTCTTTAGACTTGAAAAAGACATAGATTTGGCTTTTGTTTTGAGATTTGGCTTGTGTGTACCTATTGATTATAATATCAAAGAGAAGTATTGTCAACCTGTTGTTTCATAATACCAATCATCTTTTCCATATTGGCAAAGACATTGGCCATATCAACATCCTTGGGCATCCCCATCATAACAGCAGACTGTTGGATGTTCTCTCTCATTTTCTGTGCTTCAGGATCATCTGATAAACTCATGCGAGCATAGAGTACCCTTTGCTTTTCAAGAAGTTCATGAAGTAGTTCAATGTGTTCTACTTTAGTGTCATTATCCATCTGAGGAAAATTAAAGACATCCCCATAGATCTCCTCTTGAAGATCTTGAATGTCTGCCATTTCCTTACGGACAATATCAGAATCGAAAAACGTCAATTTCTTTCAACCTCATCAGAAGTTTCAGTTTCAGTTACAATTTCATCTTGACTTTCTTGAATTTGTTCAAGAACATCAATAGCACCTAGAAGTTTAAGACGAGTTTCACTGACAGTAACCAGTTGCTCTCTTAAATTTTTAAGTACTTCATCATTAGTCATTGCCATTAATTACAACCTCCTTAAGGACTTTTTTATAAAGTGGTACATTAATATTTAGGAAGGGTGCATATTTTTTAATCCGTCTACTGACGGTTTGCCACACTGGATCCTTCAACTTACTGTCAAAGTTTTTAACGTACCCAAGTATTCTATCACATATCACAAGAGTTTCAAGAGTAGTGTAACCACCTAAGTAACTTTTTAATATATGAGGGTGTCCTTTGCTACAATCAAACACCTCATCTAACTTTCTATCAAACAATACATCCACATCCTCTTTAAAAATATATGACAATGACTGTACCTTCTTCTTCCATTGTGTAAAATTTTTATCTCCTTCCTTTATTATCTCTCCTATCCATAATGTTTCTGGATCCTTACAACTAACAAAGTTTGCTAAGAAATAATCCTCTATCTCTTTATCTGGGTGTGCTCTAGACATCTTCTCAAAGAAGTACCTGTCCTTACGTTTATGAAATGCTTGTAAGGTAGCACGAGAACGACCACAATACTTATGGTAATCATACTTATCTCTAGTGAAGTGTTGCTTCATTGCAAGATAAGTTTTATATGTTTCAAAAGGCATCATCCAGGTAATGGTTTGATAATAATCCGATTGTTTTTGTAATCTGCTTTAAACTCTAATGCAACATCATGCTCCCACATAAGTTCTTCATATAATGCATTGAGACGATCCATATCCTCCCAAAGATTATTGATATGTTCTGGCAAATGATCGTCTTCCATTTAAAAAAGTAATAAGGGAAAAAATTGGCAGGATTTTTTTTGGGGCTTTTATGAAACTAGATTGGCAATTTCGCACGGGATGTGCGTTTTAAAAAGTTTAACTCCTGTGCATCGTACTTAAGTTTTTCTTTAAGGGGCTTTGATAATAATTTAGGTACAGACTCAAGTTCAATTGTGTTCTGATCACAATAAACTATGATTGCTTCAATATAATTAAGTGAATCATTTTCATGCACTAACTTTTCTATATCCTGTGCGAATTTGGATGGACAAAGAAACTTCTTCTCCAACACTTCGTTTAATTCTTTATCCATTACCATGAGATTTGAGATTAGAGGAGACAAATTTCTTTATATACTTTACTAATAGCTTAATATACTCGTCTTTGTTGCGTTTGTCAAATGCCTTTACATCACCACCTGGTGTTACCATTAAAGTAATAAGTTTCTTAACTGGAATACCAGTCAATTCATAATACATACAAGCATATGCTTGCTCCTGAACAAAGTAATTTTCCATCCACTTCTCAGGTTTAATCTTTTCAGATGTCTTGAAGTCAATGACTGCTAGTTCGCCTTCATATTCAGCAATGCAATCAACACGACCAGCAATGCCAAGATACTCTGAGTAGAGAGTACGCTCGATTGCATGAACATTTTGAATCTTATCAAGGTAAGGTTTAGCATGATGGAACATAAATTGTGTAGCAGGAAGGAAGTTATTCCAATCCAATTCTTTATTCTCCAGATAACCTTGAGCTGCCTCATGGAAATCTGTACCACGTGTGGTTGCTTTTTTGGTGATGCGATTTGCTTCTTCCTCACCCACACGCTTACGCCATTCAGTAAAGATGTGTCTATTATAGAAAGATGTTACTGAAGTTATTGAAGGAACCCACTCACCATTGGGGACTTGATACAGTCTACAACCAGGAGTTTCTTTCTTTTCTAATTCAATATCACCAAGAAAATTACAATGCTCAAATGTCATAACATACCAAGAGAATGCTTTGCTAAGATGTATTCTTTAACCAATCCCGAACGAACGATATCATTGATATCAAATTCAACAGAGGCAAATGATTCCATCATAGAAATAACTTTCATAAAATCACCTAGTCCAGCACGTTCATGGTTGTTACGAAGATCAGTTTGAACTCCGTCACCACAGAAAATAATCCTAGAATTATCTCCTACTCTGGTAATTATACTATCTAACTCATGAAAATTCAAGTTCTGACATTCATCAACTATAACAATTGCATTATCTAATGTAGTTCCCCTAATAAATGAGGTACTCCAGAACGTCATAGTCTCTTGAGTTTTGAGATTACCATAAAGCATTTCAAAGTCTGTATCAGATGGCATCTGAAACATATACTTTACCATCTTCTTATATGGTACTTGGAAAAGAGAAGACTTATCCTCATGATCTCCAGGTAAGAAACCAATCTCACGTGTTGATACAAGAGAACGAACGATGTAAATCTTTTCGTATGGTGTATCTAAATCAAGAACTTCTTTAAGTGCTTTATACAATGCGATGAATGTTTTACCTGTACCAGCACATCCATAGGCAAACAAATGTTTACCTGCATCATACTCTTCAAAAAATTTCTCTTGATTTGGTGTAAGAGGATCAATATCAACAAGTAAATCCGAATTAATTGGTTTCTTTCGCCTCATTTGTTTAGCCGTCAGTCCTACTCCAATTGGATCATCAGTCTTTTTCTTTTTAGGCATACTAATAGTCCCCCAATCCTTGTGTTGTACCAATATTTCTTTTTGCTAATCTCGCATTAATTCCCCCAGATTTTTCTGCTTTCTTGAGAACTTCTCCCCATCCAGGATTCTTATTAAGAAGTTTATCTTTCCATTCACCCACCTCACCTACGCCAGGCATGGTAGATGGATCAGAATAATCTCTCAACCATTTAGGATTATCTTTACACCACTGGTCCCAGTCATGAATACTCATCTTGACTTCTTTTTGTTCACCAGTTTCTGTGTTAACTACAGGATACGTTGCCATAAAACTTAATAATGTACTGTTATTTAGACCCAAGCAAGGGCTTCCGCCACTACTGGGAACTGTTCGGAAAAAATTCTCTTACATTCATTAGCAATATCCATGTGTTCCTTCTGTGTACCATGTCCTGAACGTAAGTTAATGTAATGTATCCAAGAACGACAAGAACCTGTCATATAGATTCTTGTAGGTGTAGCAAGAGGTAGTACAAACCTTGCACATTCCTTTGCTATACCAGCATCAAGCATCTCCTTATATAATTTCATCCCATCTACAAAATGCCTCTGCATTTTCAATTCAAAATCTTGTTTAACAAACTGATCTACATCATCAATAGAATTTTGTCTGTTCTTTGTATCCTGCCTACGTAATTCTGGAAGAGGAACCTCCTTAGCAAGCATACTACTATCAGCATACCTCTGAGA